TTATGGAATAAGAAAAGGGATGGAGACATGGGCAGAGTATATTAATGGATCTGTAAATAATTTAGCAGGAAGTATAACACCCTCTGAGTGGTACGGTTCTATTACGATAAGACAATATACAAAAGATGGCCTTACAGCAATAGACTATGAATTTGTGGATTGTTGGCCAAGTGCTGTTGATCCAATAGAATTAAGTTATGATACAACAGGAGCAATGGAAGAATTTAGTGTTACTTGGGAATATAACTATTATACTTCAACTGCTCAGATTACTTCTACTGATTTGGGTGACCAAGAATAATTTATAAGGAAAAAAATGGGATTTACAGTATCTAATTTTAAATCTAACATTGCTTCGAATGGCGGAGGCGCAAGGCCTTCTCTTTTTAAAGTAAAAATTAGTAATTCGGTTAATACCGCTTTGTCTTTTACTAATGACGAAGCCATATTGGTTAAAGCTGCACAAATTCCAGGCTCAACGATTGCTGCTCTTCCTATAAACTATGTTGGTAGACCAATAAAATATGCTGGATTTAGAACTTTTGATAATTGGACAACTACCATAATCAACGATGATGATTTTTCTATGAGAAATAAAGTCATGGAATGGATGAGAGTTATTTCTGGTCAATTAGACGGCGAAAGAAATACGGACTATGGTTCTTATGCTACTGCTTCTGGTACATATTTTGAGGGTCAAGCTACTGTCACTCAGGTAAATAAAGATGGTGAAGATGGTCAAAGTTATACCATTGATAATATTTGGCCAACAGTTCTTGGTGATATTTCTCTTGGATGGGAAAATGACGTGATAGAAGAGTATTCAGTAGAATGGTGTTATGATACATGGAAATCCAATTAATATTAGAAGAAGAAAATGAATGGCATTTGCAATCTCAGAATTCAAATCAAATCTAAAGGGGGGTGGCGCAAAGTCAGCCCTTTTTCAAGTCAATCTTAGTTATCCCTCTATTATAACTGACCCCGAAACTCCCGCTCGTTTTTTAATATCAGCAACATCCATTCCGGCCAGTACTGTAGGAGCATATGATGTTTTCTATCATGGAAAAGCGATAAAAGTTGCAGCAGATAGAACTTATGATAATTGGGATACTACTATTATAAATGATGAAGATTTTGGGGTGAGAAAAGCTCTAGAGGGATGGATGGAATTGCTCTCAAAACACAAACTAAATACTAGAAGTATAGATTTAACTGGTCATAAAGAAGGTGAAAATGCCGGTTATAAACAGGATTTAACTGTCACTCAATATTCCAAAAATGGGGATAGTCTAGAAACATATAAGTTCATAGGAGCATTTCCAATTGCATTATCTACGATTGCGCTTGATTGGAGTTCTCAAGATGTTGAAACTTATACTTGTTCTTGGGCATATGATTGCTGGGAAAAATCGATATGAAAAAATATTATAGGAGAATAAATTATGGCTTTTGAAATATTTGGTTTCAAAATTGAAAGAAAGAGTCAAGGTGCAGTAGACGCAAATGTTCCAGCATTTACTATGCCCGAAAATGACGATGGTTCAATGATGGTATCTGGGGCTGGTGCTTATGGTACTTCTCTGGATTTGGATGGTCAATATAAAAATGAGATTGAACTAATCTTAAAATATCGTGATATGGCTCAAACTTCTGATTGTGAAATAGCGATAGATAACATTATCAATGAAGCAATCGTAATAGACGATTCAAGAAATCCTGTTGATATCATTCTTGATAGGACAGATTTATCAGATGGAATAAAGAAAAAAGTAACTAATGAATTTCACACAGTATTGGATTTATTGAATTTTAATAATTTTGGTTACGATATTTTTCGCAGATGGTATGTAGAAGGAAAATTATATTACCATATAATGATTGATGAGAACAATCCACAACTTGGAATTGTTGAACTGAGAAGTCTAGATGCTACAAAAATCAAAAAAATAAAACAGATAAAACAAAAAGATACTGCTAACCCCAAGCAAAAAGAAGTTAGTCTTGAACAGATGTTCAACTATAACGAATCTGGTTTGGGGAATAGAACTTCTGATGGTATATTGATTTCGGGTGATAGTATCGCATATTCTACTTCTGGTTTACTCAATCCCACAAAAACTGGTGTATTATCCTATCTCCATAAAGCAATTAAACCACTCAATCAACTCCGAATGGTAGAAGATGCGATTGTTATCTATCGTATTTCTAGAGCACCAGAACGAAGAATTTTCTATATTGATGTTGGTAACTTACCTAAGTTAAAAGCAGAACAATATATTCGTGATATTATGACACGATATAAGAATCGTTTAGTATATGATTCTACTACTGGTGAAGTCAAAGATGACCGAAGACATCAATCAATGTTGGAAGATTACTGGTTGCCACGAAGAGAAGGTGGTAGGGGAACAGAAATTACCACACTTCCTGGCGGAGAAAATCTAGGACAGTTAGAAGATGTAGAATACTTCCAGAAAAAACTTTATAAAGCAATGCACGTTCCTGTATCTCGTTTAGAGGCTGACTCTGGTTTCTCTTTGGGGAGAGAAAGTGAGATTACTAGGGACGAGCTGCTTTTTAGTAAATTCATTGGAAAACTACAAACAAGATTTTCATTGTTGTTTGGTGAAATACTAGAGAAACAATTGATACTAAAAAATGTAATAACTTCTGAAGAATGGTCAGCAATAAAGGATAAAGTTCATTACAAGTTTGAAAAAGACCATTATTATTCAGAATTTAAACATCAAGAAACTTTGACTCAGAGAGTGGATCTCGCTAGAAACATGGAAGATTATGTTGGTAATTATTATTCAAGAGAGTTCTTTAGAAAAAATGTTCTAAGACAAACAGATGAAGATATTAAAAAAGAAGATGAACAAATAAAAAAAGAAAAAGATGACGGTGAGTTTGAAGGTGATATGACTGTAGATGGTGAATATTAGTGAAACAATAATGTTTATAAATATTAATAGATAATTTTTTGGAGATAGAAATGGCAGAACAACCAACACAAAAAGAATTTAAAGCTGTAGACATCGTAGATTTTGCGATGAGTTCAAAACCAATAAAAGTAAACGATGCTTTTGATTCTATAATAGCGGATAAAGTAGTGAGTTCTTTAGCAACAAGAAAACAAGAAGTTTCTGCTAGAATGTTTAGTGATAAAGTAGAAGAGCCGGTTGAAGTGGAAGTTCAAACTGAACCCCAAACTGAACCTCAAGCAAAAATAGAAGAGCCACCAACAGATACAACGGAGACACAATGAAACTATTAGCAGCAAAGACTGCAACAACTGCTACAAATTTAAGTTTGAGTAAAGCAACATCCGTTGCAGTTTATTGCTCAGCTATTTCGATTATTTCAGTAGTTAAAAATGATGGAACTGAAGGGGGAACGGACGGAACGGTTCAGGGTTCTATTACTTTACCTGCTGGTTCAGTAACAGTAATTAGTAAAGATACTGACCAATTTATACTGGCAAATGTAACAAATGGTACTTACACAGTAGTAGCGGCCGCAGGGGTATAGTGAAATCGTTTAAGGAATTTAGAAAATCAATGGGTTTTCCCATAACTGAGAAAAAAATTGAAGAAGTAATACGGTTTGAAAAACCTTTGAAGGAAGATGTTATCGACCAATTACGAAGTATAGTAAAAAAGAAAAAAGAATCGGATATAACTTTCAAATCTGGTACATCTGTTCCTATTGATCCAGAAGCAGCAAAAGCAGTACTGAAAACATTTGATTCACTAAATAGAAGTAACAAAAAGAAAACACAGGACAACATGAATAAAGATACAAAATCATTCATGAAAGTCTTAGATTTTGCATTTAATAACTAAGGGTAGGACAAAATGAAACTAATTTGCGAGTTACAAGAAGCCGTAGATTATGAACTAGTTGAAGCGAGTGGAGAGAAACCAAAGCAGTATTTTATTGAAGGTATTTTCATGCAATCTGAAACGAAGAATAAGAATGGCAGAATTTATCCTTTGAGCGTTCTTGAAAAAGAAGTAAATCGTTATGTCAAAGAATACGTTGAACCAAAACGTGCTTTTGGAGAGTTAGGACATCCTGACGGGCCAACTGTTAATTTGGATCGTGCTTCACATATGATTACTTCCTTAGTAAAAGAAGGTAAAAATTTCGTTGGTAGAGCAAAAGTACTTGACACACCAAACGGAAAAATTGTAAAAAGTTTTATTGATGAAGGTGCTAAGTTAGGTGTTTCCTCAAGAGGTATGGGAACATTGAAACCAGAATCAAGAGACAAAGCACAAATCGTTCAAAACGATTTTTTTCTTGCAACTGCAGCAGACATCGTTGCTGACCCATCTGCTCCAAATGCTTTCGTTGAAGGTATTATGGAAGGTAAAGAATGGGTTTGGGATAATGGTTTACTGAAGGAACAAGATG